CCAAATGACTCAAGAAGGACTACACTACACGCTTCAAACATATTCTTTGTTATCATGCAATTTGTAAACTAAAAAATGGAAAGAGTTTCGGTAGTTTGAATAATGTTCAAAATGAATTCCCCAAAGGTCGCAGACGCAATGAAGAAGGACATTGAGTATATCAGGACAATCAAGTTTCCACTTGGAGCGGCACAAGATGCGTTTGAAACTACCATGCCTTACGACGATCCGTGTCGTTATGCATGGAAGAAGTATTTCCAGGTCTCAGCATGGGATAAGAAAGAGAGATATATTGCGGTTGGCGATCTGATGTATGTATTTCTGAAAGTTGTCCACGGGACAGATTTCGCAGACTTGAAGATTGAACGGTTTATTGGATTTCTCTGCGGGTTTCGTCTTGGACAATATGAGTCTATCTGCGAACTTCTCTACGACATTAAAGATATGATTGGGACTTCTCCTTCGATTGAGGGAGCAACCATTACGATAACTTAGTCTTAACATATGCGCGGTTCACACCGGACACCTCTGCAAGCAAATGAAACAGGATACCAGCAACAAAAAGGGTAGGCCACTTAGAAAGACCTAGTTTTTCGGTTACCCAATACACCGGGAGGAAAAAGAGACCAACTAAGAGAGCTTCAAGAAGAACGTTCATTTATAAAATGGAACTGTTTTTATCCTGGACGGTGAAATGTATCCAAAATGAACGTTTCCCAAGCAGCAAATGACGCGAAGAATACACTTGACCTCCTTGACATGACTGTGAATGTTGTTACCTCAGCAGAGGAGCCCAAGTGGGTAGTTACATTCAAACAGACAGATGAAATCTATCTAGTGGCAGAGATCATCATTGACAACGGTGGTGTTGTGGCTTCTGTTCTTGATTTCCAAGGTATGGATCACAAGATGAAAAGTAAGATCATGGATGTCCTACTGCAGTATATTGATGTTTAAATCTTCTGAACCTTCTCCTTCTCAATCTTTAGCAATGTAATAGGTTTGTATACGTAACCACAATTGTGAACCTCGGTCGTCCGACATTTCACACAGAATACTTTTTCAGTTGAGCAGGGGCACTTGAACTCGAGGTGAGTCTTCTTCTTGCAATGGGCGCACTTCATTGAGAGTACTTCCTTAGATAAAATCACTTCTGTTTTTTAATGAAGAGGGTCACCTTCACAGTGGTTGTTGATTCTGATGTCAACTATTCTTTACCAAAGTTTACAGAAGAGGTGCAGATGTACTTAGCAGACCCACATGGTTGGGAGTCTAAGGGATACGATTTTGTCATGGTGGACAAGAACCCTGATGTGGTTATCCACTTGTCTTCGCCGGCGGGACTTAGGAAACAGGGATGCAACCCAAAACTTAATTGTGCAGAACTGGGAACCGGTAACCATTGGGGGCATAACTTACTTGTGAACGCATTACTCTGGACGCATGGTGCACCCAAGAGTAAATTGGAGTTGGAAGATTACAGACAGTACATTATATCGCATGAAATCGGGCATATCCTTGGTCGTGACCACGAAGCATGCCCTGGTACCGGTCATCGTGCGCCGGTAATGTTGCAACAGACACTCGGCCTTCACGGGTGCTCTCCGAATACAAACGTGTAGTTGGTTCTTGTTTTCGGTAGATTGGTTTTGATTGTGAGAGTAAGAATAGCAAGAGCAGAATACCTGCGACAACTAAGTACATTATACTTAATGTGTTAGTTGGTGTTAGTTGCTGTATGCGAGGCCACCCATGCCAGACATTACACGGAAGATGTTGTAGTTGACAGCGTAAATGCGGAAGTTGAACGGTGTGCTCTTCGTCGGCTTTCCGAAACCGGTCGTCGCGATGCTGTCAAACACAAGGGTTGTCGTATCGATGCGGGAGAAGTTGCAGGTGCCAGACGGCTGGTGCTCCTCGGGCTGGAGAGCAAAGGAATAGACGTTAATTGGGTTAACGTGAGGAGTGTATTGAAGGTTAGGGAGTGTGAACGTGATTGTAGTTCCGGCAGACACGTTTACTCCGGTTAACAGAGTCGGCTCGCTGAGCTGGTAAGTTCCAGCGCGTCCGCTACCGCTTCCGTACGCAGAGATGATCGTGCCAGGTGAAAACACGTTTGCAGTATCAGATGTGACAATACAACCTTCATTGATATACTGCAGAGCTGCCGGTGCAGTTCCGCCAAACACTGCACTGGTTCCGATAGTAAGAATGTCACCAGTCACTGTAACGAGGGTAGCAGTGACTGTCTGAGCTGCCGGTGCGCTAGCCTGGGCGCGCATAGGCCAGAATGCACCTCCAGTGTGGTGTTGGTAGGGCTGAACACGCCAGAAGTAGTCACCATAACGCTCATCAAAGCGATCCTGTCCGTTGATCTGAAGGCGGCAGCGGTTAACGATGTCGTCGTAGCTGAAGGGTTGAGTGAATCCAATATTCTTTGTAAGGTCTGACCCACAATCCGTCTTGCGAGCATCCTGGAAGACCCACACCAACTCCTTGACGGGGTGGTTGAGCGTCAGGTCAATGCGCGCCGATGCCGTCGTGAGTGTCTGCTGGAGACCAAACTGGAGCTGGTCAATCAGGTACTCGTGCGACTGCTGAGCGAACCTACGACGCTCCTCAACATCCAGGTAGACATAGTCAATGTAGAGGGCCATGTCCTTGATCTGCGGAAGCTTTGCGGCCTGTCCAGGAATGGTCGTACCTCCAGTCGAGGAGATTGAGCCAACAAGATCCGTTGCGGGAGAAAGAGTGACGTTGATACGCACCTCGTGGTACTGAAGGGCGATGAGGGGCAGAGCCAGTCCCGGGTTGCGACAGAACCAGAACTGCAGTGGGATATAAAGAATCGCCGGGCGGCCTCCGCAAGACACTGCAGTGGTCTCGGTACCACCCAGGTATCCACCTAACATGCTATCCAGTTTGACGGAGTTATCAAAGTTTGAGGTGAGGTTCTCCCAGAGGAAGAGCCACTCGCCATAATGAGTATCCATGATCTGACCACCGATCTCAACCTCAATCTTCTTGAGCAGCTGGTAGCCAAGACGACGCTCGTATGCAGGTGTCCACCTCACGTCAACTGCCTGTGTGTCAGGGAGCTGAACCTCAAGGTACGTCTTGTACATCAGGTCGGCGTTGCGGTTCACAACGGCCACGACGCGCTGTCCGTACTGAGGCGCACCAGTGAAGTTGACACGGAAGGCCTCCATTGCGAAGTTCGTGTGACGCTTGTAGAGCACCTTCCAGAAGGTAATGTGGGGATTTCCCGAAATGTAGGCATCCTGAGCACCATATGCGACGAGCTGAAGAAGACCACCGCCCATTATGTTTATTCTCTGCGAGGATATATTCTTCTGTGTTTGACACAATGGCTAGGCGACTCAATCAAACACAAAGATTTTGCAAATGTATTAAACGGGTTAGGAAGACGTTCAAAAATGAAAAAGGACCAATTGCGGTTTGTGTGAAGTCTGTTTTATGGACACGGGGTAGGACACTGAAGCGGTTCAACTGTGGAAGGAAGGGACGAGTGATTACTCAGAATAGGTTGAGAAAGTAACATGGCGATCTTCTAAGGCCTTCTTGGCAGCCAGCTGTTCTGCCTTCTTGCGAGTGGTTCCTTCTCCATATGCATCCATTGATGTCTGACCAAGGAAGATGGCGACACGAATGCGACCATCGTCAGTAGAATCTAACATTGTGTAGGTCGGCGTACACTTCATCTCTCGCTGGCAGTACTTTTGCAAGACGTCCTTGTAGTTCGTAACTGTGGTGACAAGCTCCTCTACATCAAGGTATTGCTCGATGACAGTTGTAACAAATGTGTAGACAATGTTGAATCTGTTTCCACAATCTGTCCAGAGTGCACCAATAAAGGCTTCAAAGATATCACCAAGCTTCTTAATGTTCCCTCGTCCGTTGATAGCAGCAGAATCTTCATTATGACGAGAGATGACGTAGAACTGATCTAGACCGATCTTTTGGGACAACCGTCCAATCCGATCGTTATTAACAAGTTCTTTGCGTGCGTCAGTAAGGAATCCCTGCTTCTTCTCAGGGTACTTCTTTCGCAAATAAGTAGCTACACAGACACCCAACACCGAGTCGCCTTCAAACTCTAGACATTCATAGGACTCATCTTGCAGAGGAAGAACGCCAGATGGACAGGGAGCGAGAGCTGCCGGCTTTCCATCGGGTGTTGTGTATTCACTTCGCCGAACATAGGTTGTGTGGACCATTGCTGTCTGAAAGATCCTAGGATTGGAAACTCGGTAATGTGGCAATCCGAACCTATGTAGGATTCTATGAATATCCTGTTCCTTAAATGCTCGGTTTCGAGTATTATAAGGAGAATACGTGTCCATTGATTTATGGTTTCTTTGGCTATCTTTTATCCGTTTTTCTACACAATGGGACAAGCACAGTCAATGGCGTACTCAGAAGTAGCCGATCCACTGCCGCTAGAACCAAGTAAGATCGTTGAGTTATCTACAATTCGCTATAACAAGCCGTGGAGGAAGGATATGGCAATAGGTCTTGTCTTCTTCAACCCTGCAAAATCCAAGCGTATGTTGATGAACTACTTCTATACGATTGAAAAATTGAAACTAGCAAAGATCCCATATTATACTCTTGAATTGGTGTTTGATAAACAGGAACAAGAAATCAAGGATGCCTTCCACGTCTACGGTGGATCTCACATGTTTCACAAGGAGAACTTGTGTGCACTCCTTGAATCTAAAATTCCTTGGTGGTATTCCAAGGTTCTTTTCTTAGATGCAGATGTGATCTTTGGCAATGTTGATTGGTACGATCAAGTATCATCGGCTCTCAACGACCATGATGTTGTTCAACCATTTGCATCTGCAGTATGGTTGGATATCACCTATACAAAGATCGTCCAAGAACGAGCTTCAGTTCTCTATATGGATAAAGCAAAAACCTTTGATCATAAATTTCATCCGGGATTTGCGTGGGCATTCCGTCGCAAGTGGTTCCGCAAGGTTGGATTCTTTGAATACGGAATCACGGGAAGCGGTGATACGATCTCTGCAGCAGTATGGCTAGATGTTAAGTTTCCCGAGGCATATCTCAAGCCCGCTCTAGTTCCTGCCTACAAGGAGTTCTGTGAGAAACCCAAACCAAGAATTACATGTATTCAGGGATCAGTCTATCATCTATGGCATGGAACACATAAGAACCGTAAGTACGTAGACCGCCACGAGATCCTCAATGGAATCAGGGATGTCCGAACCATCATGCGTCCAAATTGGTATGGTGTCATGGAGTTTAGTGTACGCGGCGTTTCCGAGAAGCTGAGGACGTATTTTGTCGAGCGCGAGGACGACGGTGTGTAAGTTCGCAGATCAATGCACTTAAAAATAATGTGTTGTCAAGAGTCATATCACGTTGATGGTGAAGCCTCTGTTTACTTTGGCTTCCCGATTACTTAGCACACACGGCTCGTTCGTATGTACGGTATCAAGGATCCGGAGTGGGTTTCTACCCCGTGAAAACTTGGACCAAGCGAAACAACAACTAGCAGAAATTCAGCAAATGTTACGTGAAATAGAGGAACGTCTTAAGGATGAACCTCAATCTCGCTTTGCTGCAGTCTTAAGCTCAAAACCGTAATCAGTTTCCGTCATCTTAACCTCCTGTCTCTTCACAATCTCTTCCATGATTCGTTCACTGTCATTGGGAATAAGCTCGTCCAAATAGGACTTGAGTTCCTTCTTGGACATTGTCCATCCCTTCTTCCACTGATTTGGTCGTTTAACATTAAACACCAAACCAGATGTCTTCAATTCAATCTTATCAGGGAGTGGTTCTCCGCTTGTGTCGTAGAGTGCTGTCAGATCGAGCTCAACTGTCCTTCGCTGGTCGCGAAGATTGTTGGCGATTGTGTTTACTTCGTTAAGCTTCTTGGTAACATCCGCATAGCGAGTGAGGATTGGCTTGAGTTGATCCATTGTGCCTTTAGATTATCTTGGTTTAAAAGTATCCGTTTTCTAACAAGAATGTCATGGATGGATGAAACCGAGTTGAGTGGGTTAGTAAAAGCCTACAACAAAGAACATCCCAAAGAATCACCGATTACATCAAACGAACCGAAAAAACAGTGGGATGAACTTCGGACGCGTCTCCATGAGAAGTGTACAACGGGTGAGCCCGAGTGCATTGTGGCATCTCTTTTGCAGCGTCCCAGGGCTCCCAAAGAATGGGCTTTGAACCGATATGAATGGCTCTCCTCCGATGATATTGATCATGTAGAGAAGAACTATGAGGAGGTTTTTAGCGATTATATGTTTGTTGGTTGTGTTCCAATTGACTTTGATCTTAAAACATCTGAAACACAGAAGTGCATTGTGAGTGCTCTGTGTTCTATGAAGTTGCATGATCTCTTCAAGGAAGGTCATCATCGTATCGGAATTGTCTTCAATACGGATCCGCACGATGGACCCGGTGAACACTGGATCGCATTGTTCTGCGATATCCGCCCAAATCTCCAACATGCTCGAGTTACATATTTTGATTCATATGCTCATACACCTGAGCCAGAGATTAAGGTACTGATGCGGAGGTGGAAGAAGCAGTGGGATGCAACCGGAATTCATCCCGGTGGTATGAAGATGACATTCAACACAACGAGGCATCAGTTCAAGGATTCCGAGTGTGGAATGTATTGTCTCTATTTCCATTACGCGTCGCTGATGGGCATTCCTATGTATGAGCGAATTCCCGATGATGTTGTCAATAAGTATCGTGAGTTGTTGTTCAGAGCACCAAAAGAAAAGTCAGACAAGAAACAATGAAGGCACTCCTTGTAGCCATACTCCTTGCGATTCTTGGATATGTCATATGGATGGAGGTTGGAGGAGAAGCTCCACCAGTAGGACCTCGCAAAAGGCTTTGCGATTACTATGTTTCAGGTTCGGTGTTTGAAGATCCGACAGATGTAATTGCAAAGGGTATACGGTTACTTGAAATCCACGTATACTCGGATGAATCAGACCAACCTATCGTTTCCAAAAAGCCACTCAACGAAGGATACGATTATGCCTATGACAACTGGACATTTGAGTCGGTGTGTGTTAAGCTGAACGATGCATTCCCTTCTAAGGATCCGATGATTCTGTCTATTGTTCCCCATACAACCAAGATAACAACGCTGAACCGTATGGCTTATCACCTGAATACAACAGTTCGGAAGAATCTCCTTCCAGCTGGAACGAGAGACATTCATGATATTCCGTTAGATCAGCTAGCCGGTAAATTGGTGATTGTATCTGGAAATACACAGGGTTCCAAGTTTGATGAACTAGTCAATCTGTCTTGGTCCGATTCTACTCTTCGCCGACTGACATATCATCAGGCGATCCATTCTCGTGACCAACCCGAGTTAGTTGCATTCAACCGCAATGCAATCACAATGGTATCACCAGATGAGTCATTCAAAAAGTCAACAATTAATCCAGAGACGCTCGCCGCGTATGGTTGCCAGTGGAGTCTTTTTGAAAATTCTCGTGCCCCGAAGGGTTTTGTAGAAAAACCAGCAGGGCTTCAGTAAAACTTCTTGTGAAGTAAACAAAATGGCAAATAAGTGGCTCGCTCACGTGAAGAAGACGATGAAGTCGCACAAGGGAATGAAGTTCGGCCAGGTGCTGAAGATGGCGAAGAAGACCTACAAGGGTGGTGCAGGTGGTGATGTTGCGCCGCACAGTGATTTCGGGTACAGTTCGGATGTCTCTAATGCCGGCCCGAACAGCACCAGCCCGTTCCACCCGAGTGACGCTGCACCGTTTGGTGGCCGCCGCCGCAGCCGCAAGACGCGCCGTTCCCGCAAGCATTAAGTGTAAAACGGAATCTATCAAAGCTAGCAAGTAGCTCTCATGGATCCACCCAAAACTCGTCGTGAGTCAAAAAAGACAGCAAAGGAGAAGAAGGCAGATGTCTATTCTGCTCGCCATGCTCGTCTAATGGCTGCAAGTCAACCCAAAAAATCAAAGTAATCTTGAATGAGTTACCCTAAACGTCTTTCTATGGTCCCTGTCTTTGGTCCGACCACCGGCCGTCTTACGGCACGTTTTTCCATGGTACGTCTTCTTGGAGCATCCGCTCCTGTAATACGCAACATGATGAGCATAGCCTTTAAAACTTGGTAAAGGAGATCCGGTCTTTTTTGACAATGCACTTAACAATCCATACATCCACTTCATATACGTCTTACGAGAACTCAGCTCTGGTTCATGTTCGGTAATGTAGTCGGCGTAGACTCGCTGGAGATCGTGGAATGGATACTCATGGCGAAGAGCATGAAGAAAGGTTCTCTGAGTTGCCATCTGAGCGGGCTCGGGGTCATCAGGATAGTTTGCAGCAATAGCCCCTAGAAAGTCGCCGCCTGGGACAGCATTCGGTTTCAATGAACCATAGTACTTCTTTACTTCCTCAAACTCTGGGTCGGGACCAGGGTTCACTACAGATGGATCATCTTTGCATTGAGTTCTCAGCTTATGATTCACCATGTTGTGAATGTCATAGAGCCACTTGCCGGGGTCGCCGCGATGGTTGCCGGAACCTGCAGGGTGTAGCGGGTGTTTCTTGACAAACTCAGTTGTTGAGGCCCTGCAAAACTTACATGGCAGAATGTCTTTCATCTGGTTCAGTACGTCATCTGGATGACGTGACTTGAACGCAACTAGATGAAACAGTTGCCATCCACTCGGCCCCCAGAAGCGAGTATCCATTGTATTGATGAAATAAAGTATACCATTCATAATAAAAATGCTCGATACCCGTGATATCATCATCCTGACTGCGTCGTTCTACCTTGGAGGGGTCGTTGGAGAGTTCTTCAAGTCCCTGTCGGAGGACATCATCACCCCGCTCCTCGCGCCGGCCGCGTCTGCCGGCAAGGGTGTCAGCTCCTTCTCCGTCACGTTCGGTGGCATCACGCTCAAGATCGGCGAGGTTCTGGTCGCGTTCGTGAACCTGGTGGTCTCGTTCGTGCTCGTCGTGTTCACGATCGGCCTGCTCCGCCAGTACGTGCTGTCGCGTATCGGCGCGAAGCGCGTCGAGTAAGTTTGCGCTTACGAGTGCGCCGCTTACGTCCTAGACCAATCTGTAAGGCGCTATCCTTGAATGGCCCTTCATCCCACTCTTTACCAGGTGGGCAAAAATCACTACTTGCATCCAACTTCTTTAACGCATCTATCACTTCCAAGAGCGTTCGATCATTTGAAAGGTCTTGGTAGGGTCCATAGGGTTGAGAGTGCTTGACTCGTCCCCACAGTGCAAACGGCTTGACACGAATGCCGTTCTGATAATTCCACTTACTTTCAACATTGCCAGGCAGGTCGTCAATCAGAACCGTATCGCATGGCTGAAATACACCCTGTTCCTTCCAGATGTATCGCAGATCCTTTCCGCCATTGAACTCGTCCTCAGCTCCCTGTGCATGGGCTTCAGACCAAACGTGTCCGACCCTGACACCTGTTTCAGCTTCGATCATACGTTTGACATTCTTCGCATACCGATCATCTGACCATGTCCAGAGGTTGATAGACTTTGCCAGTTTCTTGAGTTCTTGGAAAAACTCCTTGAAATGAGGACGGAGGACGAACTCGTCTACATACTTATACTTTGCGCGTTCCGCCTCAGGGAGCGCTGCCCACTTCCCGTCTTTGGTGTGAGTTTTTTCAACAATTGTGTTATCAATGTCCAAAATGACGTTGATCTTGCCTGGCATTAAAAAATACGCAGAAAAGATAAATGGATTGGTCCAGTCTGAATCCTATGAATTGGCGTAACCCTTTTTCTTCGGCCACTGCCGAGCCTCCTGTTGTTGATTCCTTACCCCCACCCACAGTGGGTGGTCGTCGCCGTAAGACCCGTCGCGGTGGCAAGTCTAAGAGGCGCCGAACCGGAAAGAAGTCCAGCCGCTCCTAGGGTGCTTCCCATGCTTTAGATCCTCTTCAATTCGCTTCTTGAGATCAGCTGTTGAACCAGTTGTCAGCTGATTCTCACGCTTCCACTCCTGAAATGCACGATTGATCTCTCCAGTTGTAACAGGCGTTCCCTCTGTAACACCGTCCTCAAGAGGACGAATATACTCACGAACGAATCGGCCGATCACGTCCGTCTCGTCCTTGTACTCGTTAGTGTACTCCAATACCTTAACCGGTGGGGTCAGCTTACGGAAGCCGCTTCCCTCGCGGAAGATGGAAATCAAGTAGTTCATCATGCACTCGCCCCACTCTGCAGACTCTACCTTGATCTGAATTGACTTATCCTCTGGCAACTCGTTTGACTTTGTAGGATTTGGAACAAACTTATTCGGATAGTTCACTACACAGAGACGGCGCCATGTACCGCCATCCTGAGCATCAACCTTTGGCTTGTCATTACAAGACAGGTGAAAGTGGGCCTGAACATCGATATCAATCATCTCCTTGGACCCAGCAAAGAGATCACGTGCTGTAATCTTCTCACAAGAAGACAGCTCCTTCATCAGACCCGTCTTGATATTGGCTCCCTGTTCGGGCTCCTGCATCGTGACGAATCGCTTTCCCTTCATACGCACAAGCTCTGGAGATGCGACACCAGCCTTACCACGATCTTGAGTAATCAGAGTAATCGGTGCCTTGCATGCGTATGTTCCCAGGCAAGTAGCCATCAGAATCATCAACATTGACTTTCCATTGGAACCGGAACCAGTGAGAATGTGAAACTTCTGTGCAGGATTGCCTCCAACCATACACGTCGCAAGGTGAGCCAGGAAATATGTGCGAACCTCCTCATCAGGAAGGATACTGCTCAGAAACTTCCACAGATCATTCCAACAAGTATACTCTGAATACTTACGATCAGGATAGTAATCTAGTCCAGTCGTGAAGCTGATGTAATCATCTGCCTTACCGTCGCGAAACTCCATGCTCATCGTATCAAGAACACCATTGTTGAATGCAATCAGGTTCTTATTTGCATCAAGACGGATAGACAACTCCTCATCTAGAAAGAGCAGCTTGCACTCCTCCATAACGTTCTTCTTGAATGCAACCTTCTTTAGCTGAATCTGCGAAGCCGCATACTTTGCCTTCCAAGTATCGAGCTTACAGAACTGGCACTCGGGGCTCTTCTCTTTCTTATTCGGGCAGCTACAATCTACCATCTCCATAGAACGAAGGGTCTCAATCTCCTTCTTTAGAAACTCACGGCGAACATCGTTCGATAACGTGGCAATCACTGCAACACCCTTCTTTGTAACACGCCATACGTGACCAACAAACCGGTACCACTCATTCTGACCATAGTCAGAGCACTTGAACTCATCGCGGAACATCGCAAAGACTACCTTTGCCATATCGTGCTCCGTACCGGAACCAGCGGCCTCAATGATGAGCTCCTCAAGGTTTTCTGACTCAATCTTCTCATATTCAAGCGGGTTGTCCAGCCGAGACCAGGCACGAAGGCTACGCTCGGAGAGAATCGGGCCATCCGTCCTGAACTGAAAGCTGTTCCACTTGGTCTGTGCCTCACGTGGATTGTAATCCTTGTATTGCGAACTAAAGTCATAGAATACACTCTCTAAGGAGTCAGGGTGAATATTCTTCAAGCAGATGCCAACCTTGACCCAATCGTCATAAGAAGTGTACCTGAACTCAGCCAAGTTCATCACATGGCGACGAAAGTATCTCTCCTTCTCCTCGCTTAGAGGCTGGCGGTACGAATTACGCTCTGGAGTGGATGCACGAGAAGCACGACCGGCTTGGTCACGAGTTGCAGATCGCCCACGCTGTTGAGCTCCAATTGAGGCGCGGATCTTTTCGTTCTCAACCTGCTTTGCAAAGAGGTCCTTTGCCTCCTGAGTCATGTCAGTCTCCATGTAATCTGCAGAACGAACCGTCATCTTCTTCAGAAGATCTGGAGTAACTTGCATTGGAACGTCGTTGTCAACTGACATCTCGTTAGATTCGGGGTCCCAGTCAAGGATGTACTTGATCTGATAGGGCATTCCCTCCTTCTTCTTCGAACCAAGGATCGTCCAGGGCTTCGTGTGAGACAGAGGGTCTGGATCGTACACCTTCTCCCACTTGTCGCAAAGTGGCAGACCTGGGAAGAACTCATCCATTCGCTTCAACAGATTGCGGCGAACAGCCTCCTCAACATAGCGAGTTGTCTTTAGGCTAGGCATTACCAAGTGAAGACCAGACTTGGAGTAATCGGGCTTCTTCTCAGTTGCTGCGTAGTAGGTTGGCTCGTCCTTTTCACTAACAAAGATCTCAACATTCTCTGGAATGATCAGAAACTTCTTATATTCATCTACAACAGCCTTTACAAATGCGATGACTTGTTCTTGCGTGTGGTGATGATTTGGATGTTTTCCTTCGTATTTGAAGTCTAGATCAATGCGAACTGCACCAACCCGAGTGCTTTTCTCGGTCATGTGAAGAGGTCCATGGTTACGGATGTAGTCGCAGTATAAGATGTTGAACCGATCAATTTCGCTGTCAGTAATCTCCCAACTTCCACCTGACATAGATGTGTGGGTTGCTTTTTCCCCCTCGGCCTTCCTACCGAAACGGTCCTTATCTGAATCGTTACCATTCCCTGAGCCTTCAAGGAAAATCTTGAGCTTAGATGGCAACATCCTGTGATACTAGGGCAAGACAACTTTACGGCGATGGTTCCATTTTTAACGCATAAAAAAACGGAAAGATTTAGACCATTCTAGAATAAGAGCACAATGAAGTTCTGCGTAAAGTGTGACAATATGATGTATAACATTGAGGAGCGTGAGGGACATGCCTACCGCAAATGTAGGTCACCTGGCTGCGACGGCGAAGAGGAAATTACCAAGGAGAATCCTGTTGTCTATGAACACGACCTTCAGCAAGATACATCAATTCAGTATTCAATCAACCCGTTCATAAAGCACGAGCCTACTCTTCCTAGGTTTACAACAATGAAGTGTGCAAATGTGACATGCCCCACTAAGGGAAAGGAATCAAACATTGTCGGCATCAAGCTTGATGCGCGTAATGTTGCTTGGATGTATCAGTGTGCTGTATGTGATGCTACGTGGAAGCAGCTGGCTAGGGGTCCTTAAGTAAAGGTACGAGTTGCAGGAGCCTTGTACTTGCCTGTTGCTTTGGTATCCACTCGAGCCAGCTGGGTCACAGGAGCATATGCGCCACTTCCCTTAGGTCCTGTCTGAGGAAGACCACCAACCTGACCAAATGCACTTGAAGACAGTGTTGTACTCGTAGAGTTGTGAACGGTTGACAACTTCTTCGGGTTATTGACGTATCCACGACCAACAAAAGGGCGAATACTCTGTATCACACCGTTGACTGAACGGACAGCCGCTTTTCCGGGCGTGACCATCACGGCAGCCTGGCTTGCAAGGAGCTGGGCGTTCAGAATAGACTGTGTCGGAACAGGTTGGGAAACCCGCTGAATTGGGACAGGGATTTTTCCATTTTGATAGGCGAGGGACGCAGCCTGGAGCTTCACAAAGTTCGTGTAATCAGAAGCCGAGAGCGTTGGCATTGTCTAGTAGGTAGAATTTAAGTTACCTATAGTACACAATTGAGGAAGGTATATCAGGAACCCCATTGGTTCCATCGCTATTATATATGGTCAATGGACTTGAAGTATAGAAACCCGCCACAATGATATTACCTGTTGAATCAACACTAACAGCATTCGCTTGGTCACTCCCCGTTCCACCCTGTTTCGCAACCCACTGTACAAAACCGTCTGAGTTGTATTTGGCAATGTATGCGTCGTTACCTGAGTTGGCAAGAGTTGTAGCGAAGGCCGTACCGTCCTTATTATATATGGTGAATGGATTTGAAGTAAAGTAACCCGCCACAATGATATTACCCGATGAATCAACAGTAACAGCATTCGCCCGGTCATTCCCCGCTCCACCCTGTTTCGCAACCCACTGTACATCACCGGCTGAGTTGTATTTGGCAATGTATGCGTCGGTAATTCCGCTTGTGGTGGTAAGAGTTGTAGCGAAGGCCGTACCGTCCCTATTATATATGGTCAATGTAGTTGAACCATAGTAACCCGCCACAATGATATTACCTGTTGAATCAACAGTAACAGCATTCGCCTGGTCAACCC